ACATCGATCCATACGGAGAAAAAGAATGGCTAAATTTATCTATTTTACGCCGGAGGAAAAGGCGCGGGCGCAGAATACCGACCTGGTGTCTCTGCTGCGTGCCCAGGGCGAGCGCCCCATTCGCTCCGGTCGAGAGTATCGTATCCCCATCATAGGAAATAAGAAACAATAACAAGTAGAGCAACACCAGCTCCAACAAGCAAAAGCATCTGTAGACAAAAATCATCAAGCATTTTATCTTTATCATCATTTTTCATTTAATCACCTTACAGTTTATTATATTCATTAGTTTATCATATATTCATAGCTTGTCAATAACCTAAAGAGAGCATTTTGCTTATCGTGGTGTCACTCAGCCCCATTACATCAAGAAGCGTAATGGGGCTATTCCGCTCGCTAGCGCTCGCTGGTGCATATCTATTCGCTAACCGCACTCACGTTTGGTTACAAAACAGAAACTCCGAAGCAGAGCTCCGGGGGTTTCTGTTTTCTTTATCTCTGATGCTTAGAACGTTTTGGACCTGAACCAAGAAGAGCAGCATTATACTTTTCCATAAGCTTAGCATACTGTTCAGCAGAAACAGAACCTTCACCGGAAGTAGAACCTCCTGTAACATCAAGACCAAGAGACTTGAGAATAGAATTAACAGCTTGAACATAGTTAGAAGGATAATTCTGCTCAAGAAAAACCTGATTCTCAAATCCTTTATCAGTCTGATACTTACCAAGAGAATAATGCATATTAGCATTATACTTAGAGCCAGCATAACCAAGCTCAGCACCATATTTAGAAGCATCGGCACCGATCTGAGCAACAAGCTTCTCCATCGCGGTATACTTATCAGCTACGGCCTCTTGCGTCCGAGCATTAACATTAGCGGTCTGAAGCTGTGTCTGAGCAGAAAGAACAGAACCAAGAATCTGAACCAAAGCAGCATTAGCAGAAGTATCAACCTCGCCTTTAGCTCCGGCAGAGGTCACGCCAGAAGCAGTAGCGCCGGAGGTAACGGCAGCGCCGTTACCTCCCATAGCACTTAGCACCGGATTCAAACCGGCTGCCTTAAGATCACGAATTTCACGCTGGTGCGCAGTATTGCTCATGTATTCCTGCCAAGAACGGCTTTTAGCGGCCTCCTGAGCGTTGAATTGCATAGCCAAGGCATTTTGACGCTCCTGCCAATCGCGTTGCTCAGAAGCCATCTGAGCGCTTTTAGCGGTATTTTCCGAAGCAGTCCTCGTAATACGAGAAAGAGCAGAATCTAAATTTCCAACAGCCGGCACACTCTGAACCTGAGCAGCATCCTTACCAGTAGTCATTAGATCACCTCTCAATGATGGTCAATCAGACCAGGGATAGAGTACATAGGCATAGCAGCAGCAGCATTTCCAGAAGCGACAGCAATCAAACCAGACTTAGACAAATCATCACCAAGCTGAGAAACAGTAGCAACACCTACAGAACCGTTCAAATTAGACGAAGAAGGAACTGCCGTACCAACAGAAGAACCAAGAGTACCACTATTGACAGCCAAAGTTGAACCACCAGGAACACTCTGATAACCGAAAAGACCAGTCAAAGAACCATCGGTTAAACCTAAAGACTTACCATTACCAACAACCGCATAGTTACCAGCAGAAGCAACAGGAATCAAAACATCCGGACCCTTCTGCGGAGACGGAAGACAGCTGGTGAAATAATCATGATACTTAGCAGCCTTATAGGGAAGACCGCCTTTCGCAACATCGATCACAAACGTACCGGTATTGACACCGGCTACAGTAGCATCATCGACGGGAACAACGAGCGGGTCAGATAAGTTTTCATCACGAAACCACTCATTCATAACCAACGCATAAGCTCGGAAGGGAAGAGCACTAACGGAAAGATTAGGAATGCCAGTAGGCACACCGAGATAGTCGGCAATAGTTCCAACAGACCATCCGCTATCAGCAGGAGCAGTAATCTGAGGAATTTCATACTCTGTCTGAGGAATCCACGCAGATTCCGTATTTTCACCGTTGAACTGTTTCCAATGAGACCAAGTAAGCCGGTTCGGTACGAAGAAGAAATATGTGTCGAGATAGATGTTATCCATGACCGGAGTAAGCAACGTCTGCAAACGCACAACTTTTGATGTGTCCACGTTGAACGTATCTCCCGGTAATACTTCGTCAACGAAAAAAGGAACAATGTCACCAACATTAAACGAAGTCTTAAGAGAATGCGAGCGGTCAAACGTCGAACGCCGGATATCGATATTCGTGGGATTAAGCGCGAAATGGGATTCAACATTGCGATTCATTCGGTAACCTCCTTTTTCAGCTCAACAGCCGGTTTTTCCTCCTGGGACGAGTCGGACTCTCGCTCGGGCTTGATTCCGAGCTTGTCGAGGAAATCAGGCTTGTCCATGCCAGCCATGAACTCCGCAAAATTGTGATTGAACTTCGCGCGGATATCAACCGGAAGAGAATTGAAAAAGCTCTGACCTTCATTGACCTTGTTTAAAAGGTCAGCGTAAGTTGTAGGCATATTGGTAAAATCACCATAAGCGCCCTGGACACGCGAAAGCGCGTCAACGTCGCCATTCTGATATCGAGCTAAGAGGACGTGGATATCAACGGAATCGGCGTGCGATTGAATGAAATCGTAAAGGTCTTCTCGGCCAGATTCAATGAGATCCATAACACCATTTTCATCAAATTTAGGCTGATAGAGAATCCGTTCGCGCTGACCTCCATTTGAAATGAAACGAGTTCTCGGACGATACTGAGTAGCAAATCCAAGCTTTTCATCATACATGATTACACATCCTTTCTCTGAATGGACGTACCATCCAAAATCACTTCGGGAAGTTGGGTCGAGATCGTGCCAGTCACGTTGTCAAACTCGCCGATCTTACAGAGGGCATAGTCCTCAATGTGAGAAAACAGAAGGCTTTCTTTCTGCATACAGGCGTGAGCAAAATTCCGCATAGCAGAAGAATCGTTCTGATCTACCGTAGGCGGAAGAAAGCCCGTGCGGGCATCACGAATAGAATAAACACCATATTTCATTTCAAAACCTCCAAAAAAGCTTTAAAATAAGGACAACTTAAACAGTCCTGATCGCAAACATCAAAATACTCACAGTTAAAAGAATCCTCAATCACAACTATAACCCTCACCAGCACGACAAACAGAACAAACATCAGAATCATCATCCTCAACATGAGGACATACATAGGAAGAAGAATAAGGACAAATCACAGACGAATACCTCCTCTAAAAACAGTCGGATTAATGTTGATCTTCTTAGACTTCGCAGCAGTACGACGAAAGATCTTCTTATCTTTCTTAGGACGCATTTTCTTACGCATTAGATACAACTCCTTTTTAATGATTTTATTCGGGCCAGCTGGTTACGTTCCTCAACAGCAAGCTGGTCTAAATAACTAAGTGTGGTTTTCTGTAGTTTTGCTTTCTGCGCTTCAGCTGCCATCTTCTGACGAACAGCTTTAAGTCTGGCAGATTCTTCCGGACAATCGACATCAAAGAGCTTGTCATAATACTTCGGAGGTCGAAACTTCCTTCCTCCTTTCTCAGTCGAAATGTTAATGAACTCATGATCATATAAATCGGGATGATCTTCATAGTACTGACGAGCAATACCGGGCTTGCGAGACATAAGCGAAAACTCAGGGACAATGTTGAAATTCTCATAGAACTCAGCTTCAGGGCCGGTAAGCTTCTTCATGACATAACGAGCGGTATAAGCGCAAGTCTCCCAAGTCACAGGAGCTACAACAGCAAAGCCATTCGGCCAAACTTCTTGCAGAGACGCAGAATTAAAATATTGAAAACCTTGCGCAGATCGCTTATAGGGAACAAGATCATCAAGCTCCAATCCAAAAATGATTGCATGATAGTGAGGGCGAAACGTCAGAGAACCATACTCACCAGAAGCGAAGAAACGAATACCTTCACCAAATTTCTTTCGGAGACGCTTCATGAAAAGCTGAAAATCACGCTTCACAAGGGACATACTCGGCAGGGCCTCGCCGGTCTCGGGGTCGGAATAGTAATGAATCGGAACATGAGCATCATCGTAAGTAAGCGTTACAAAGTAACTGGACATGTGATATTCAAGCTCGAGCATACAACGATTAGCCCATTCACGCGATCTCTGAATCCGACAACCGGAACACTTACCACAGGGAATTTCGATGAACTCCGTAACATCACCGGGACGACCAATAGGCGGACTTCGCATACACGCAAAGCCTTCACGAGAACGTTCAAGATGGTCTACCTCATAGCTCGTTACCTTAAGCAACCGTTTACCATCTTTTTCGCCTAACACAAAGGCTTTCAGCGGATGATAGCAGGGCAAGAAATCACCTTCTTTATATGGGGAGCTATCGTATCCTCATACATTTTCGGAAATTTCAAAAATTTTCGCAGCAATGGAAGGCGTTTCGGGGATCGGCGTGAAAAAATGGGTAGACGGAAGGGTAGACGGCGACCCTCTCGGAAAACCTGCAAGCCCTTGCGCCCCAGGCGTTTCGGCGGGTAGACATCGGGTAGACATGGGCGGTTTTGGGGCAGGCTGCCCGTCAAATGCAACAAAATCCGACGTTTTTAGCACTCTTAGAGTGAGAGTGCTAAAATTCATAGTCCGTTCACACAAATGCGTATCTTTGGACACAATTCCGGGGTAGACTCTGAGTCAAGAAAAGCAAAGGAAGGCAAGCTCCCGAGGCTTTCCAAATCTCGAATTTTCGGAGGTATTCATTATGTTTGAACTGAGACCTTACCGCAACAATAACCACATGACCACCTATGACCCGTTCCGCGACATGGAGGCGCTGGAGCGCGCGTTCTTCGGCAACCGCGACTTCCTCGGCGACGTTGGCACATTCAAGACCGACATCCAGGACAAGGGCGACCATTACCTGCTCGAGGCCGATCTGCCCGGCATGAAGAAGGAGGATATTGCCATCGACATCGACGGCGACAACCTGACCATCAAGGCCGAGCGCAGGAACGAGCACGAGGAGAAGGACAAGAGCTACGTCCGCTGCGAGCGCAGCTACGGCAGCTACGCGAGGAGCTTCGATATCTCCGGCATCAAGGCCGAGGGCATCAAGGCCAGCTACAACGACGGCGTGCTGAGCCTGACGCTGCCGAAGAAGGACGTCGAGGTCTCCGGCAGCCGGAGACTGGCGATCGAGTGAGGCTAAGCCGCACGGTGTGCGGTAGCACATTTGCCGCCTGACGGCG